CTAGGGCTTGCTTAATCCATTCGTTCATGCCGGCACGTGGTGCTGGTGATGCACCGTCAGCGTTGCCGATGTAGTCCCTAGCGTTAACGACGCCAGTCTTAGCTTTGGCTACTGTCACGTCCAAAGCCTGCGTCTTTAGGGTTTACCCAACGGAGCAATGGTGGGATAATTGCTGCGATTGCGCCTTTGCCGTAGTCACGCGGGTCTGTGGTGCCAGTCGAGTAAACGGCAATTAGCGCGCCGACGACCGACCGCAGATAACTGGCAAACATTGATTTGTCTTTAGCTGTGATTTTCAACATGGTGGTCAATCTTTTCTTCTATTCGGCCAAGTGTGCGGTGAACTTCGCCGTGGTCTTTTTTGTTATCGCTGCCGATTTTGCCAATAAGCGCCACCAATACAAGGAAGCAACCACCGACAAGAGAAACCACGACTTCAACCGCCATGTCATTACGAAAATAAAGCGGCTACTTCGTCGGCAGTAAGTCCTAGTTTGGCAATGGTTGCGGCTTTAAGTTCAGCGCGGTCAATTTTGGCTTGTTCGCGTTCGGCTTGTTCAACGTGTATCGCTTTAATGCGTGCGGTTTCGTCTTTTGTTGCTTCTCTGACTTCGTCGTCAATCTGCACAATATATTTGAACATTATTTTCCTAACTGTTTACTAATCCGTATACGCGAATTGTGCCACCTGTAATAGTTGCCGCTGCCGATAAGGTAATGGTAAATGCCGTGTACTGCGTTGTATTGTTCAACCAACCCCATTGAGTAGTTGCAATTCCGTTAGTCGTTGGTCTAACCGAATTAGAAATAGTTGCGGTACCTTTTGCAAGGTTTGGGCTGAACACATAAAACGCGCCGTTTATTTGGTCTGAAGTTGCTTGCAAAATGTCTTGTAAACTGCTTCCGTTTGACTGTGCTTCGCCGTTTACTGTTGCTGTACCTAAATTGCCGTAAACACCAAATGAATAATAACCTGTTGCAGTTGCCCCAAATGTAAGGTCAGCGCGACACCCAGTTGATGCAGAACCGCCCGAAACCGTAACGAAATAATTGTCGTAAGTGCTACTAAATGCGCTTGAAACTGTTACAGCGTTAACCGCTGTCCCGATAGTTTGCGCGGTAATCAAAACCATTGAACCTGAATTAAAGTTTGTCCAAGCGCTACCTGTGTAAACCTGCAAAGCGTTAGTTGCTTCAATGTGGGCGTACTGGCCCTGTGCCAAAACCTTTTCGCCAGCACCACCAAACGCAGCATCACGCGTAACCGTAGTTGCAAATACCGGAATTCCCGTATTGACCTGCGTCATTTCGGCAGCTGTCAATACTTCCCCAGCAACGAAGGCTGGTACTGTGGTTTGTGCGTTAACTCCCATAAGTGCTCCTTATCCTAAAACATTCTCTGTGTCGAGTGTGCCATACACCGCGTCATCCAAGATCAACTCAAAAACGATCGTGGTAGGTGCAGTTGAGTAAAGCACACGGTGGCCAGTAGAAAAGTCCAGATAATGCTCAATGCCTTCAACAGACAGCTCTTGCGCTAACTGGGTTGTGCCGGAACCGCTTGGGAATGTCTTTTCCACCGTGATCGTGTCGCCAATTTCAAGGGTTGCCAGCGTGTCCTTCTGGGCTGTGGTCAGCATTAGGAACGCGGTCTCAACGCTTGTGTACCTCGCCTCGGGTTCAGGGTTAAGCAAGTAGGACGCGGCCGTGTCAATTTCGCCTTGAACGTGTAGCGAGCTGTTTGTGATGCTGTTCGTTTGGATGAAATATGTTGCAATTGAGCCTGCGTCGGTGGCTGTTGCCGTGTTGCCATTTAGACCTGTCACGACTACGCGGTTGACTACAGCGTCAGCCTCAAATGAGATGCCGACTCCGTTGTACTTGTATTCGGTGCCGTCATCGTGGAAGTCGGCTACGGATGCGGAGATGGTGTTGCCTATGCGGTTTTGGAATGTCAACACACCATCACGCGACATGAACAAACGCCCAAACTCGGCCGTGTCATTAATTTGCGTAATGTATTGCAGCACATTGGTTCCTGCTGGCACGGTGTATGCGGCGTCGTGACCAAGGTTGACCGTGCCTGTTGCAATGCTGCGCGACAAGGCTGGGAACGCTACTTCTGGAAGATCAAGGACGCTGGTGATTCGAGCTCCTGATAGTTCAGCGCTCACGTTGTACTCATTTAAGTAAGTTTGTGACAACAAATAGAACTGGTCAGCGCAATAGACCGTCACGGTGTCAAGACCGCCCAGCGCAAAATTGTAGTCATAGTTAACGACATACCCTGAAAACAGCAATTCGGCCACATTCGTAGAGCTGTATCGAATCAGTTTGACTTCGCGCATTGGTGCAAGACCAGGTTTAGACTCGGCTGTGTCGTAGTACGGGCTGTTTTCGTCAAACGGGTTAAAGATGCCGTCAACGTCTTGAATGGTGAATGTCATTGTGCCAGCGCTAAACGTGTCACCAATGTCGCGTCTGCCGCGCTTGGCCGTGATGCTGGTAGTTGAGTCCATGACGCTTGCAAACTCGGTCGTGCCGTCAAGCACATAACTGGTGTTATCTAAAACTCCTTTTAACGCGTCGTCCAAAGTAAACGCGTCAACAATAAACCCTGTGGCAATCTGCAGGTCATAGTTGCCCGAGTCAACGACAGCTGTGCCGGGCATCAGGCAATGTTCAGAGCCAACGGCCCTGCACTCCGTGAGTAGGCGCGCAATGCGTTGACCACGGCTTGACCAATCTCTGCGCTAGTCGAGAGTCCACCTGTGACGTTGATAGTCACTCCCCCGCCCGTATTCATCTTGTCTAATGGCACCACGGCTTCTGGGCCTGATTCGCCGATCAGGGCAAGAGTAGGTGAGTTAACGATGCCACCTTCGGCCATGCGCGGAATACCTAAACGGCCTGCAACTGGCCGTGCTGCTTCAGTAGCGCCAAGTTGTGGCACGGGAACTGTTGGTGCTTTTGGAATGTCTGGTAGCAACGGGATTGAGTTGTAAGCGCTAATGATTGCGTTAACAGCGCCGATTGCGGCGTTGACCATGCCAGCAAAGAAGCCGATCACGGTGTTGACGATTGCGTTGATGCCGTCACGGAACCACTCAAATTTGTTGTATGCGGCGACTAGGGCAACGACCAGCAACGCTACGCCTGCAGCAATCAGGCTAAATGGGTTAAGTGCCATGGCAATGTTGGTGACAACGATGGCTGCTGCGACTGCTCCGATGGCGGCTGCGATTGCCAAGAATGCTTTGGGGTTGTCTTGAGCCCATGCTGCGAACTTGTTTAGCACGGGTAGCACGGCTTCGAGCACGGGTAGTAGAGCTGCACCGATTGACTCTTTAGTTTCGCTAATAGAGTTTTTAAGAATCTTCATTTTGCCTGCAGCGGTCTCGGCGCTATTAGCGGTCGCCCCGCCAAAGGTTCCACCAAGCACGTCCATGACTTCGTTGAGGCTTGCGCCTTCTTTGATCATGGTTGACATCTCTGGGCTCAAAGATCGGAGCGCCTTAAAGTTTCCTTGGTAAGCCTTAGCCAATGCGTCAGCGACGCTGGCAGAATCCATGCCGGTGGCCGTGCTGATGTCCATGACGAGGTTCATGTCGTTCATGGCAATGCCAACATCTTTGGTACCGCGCACAAGCGCTTCTAATGCTTTGCGATATTCGGTATCGGCAACGCCAGACGCTCGACTCATTGCGCTGATTTGCTTCTCAACCTGTGCGGTCTGTGCGGCGCCCGCGCCAGTCACATTCTGCAAAGTAAGCGCTAACGCGGCCTGCTCTTGCTGGTCTTCCATTGCAGCGCTTGTGGCATCACCCAAAGCAACAGCCAAACCAGCGAGCGCGGCAGCTGCAGGTACGGCAGCCTTCTTGATAGCAAACTGGGCTTTCTCACCTGTGGTTTCAAGTTGCTTAAATTGTTTGATGGCTTTAGATACGCCCTTGCCGTCAAACTCGCTGATGATCGGGATGTTAATTGCCATTACGCGGTCTCTCTGTTTGCTTCGTCCATGACGCGCTTAACTAATTGACCCATCTCGGACATGACATCATTTTCGCGTTGCACGTACGCTTTCCACATTACTCGCGAACGCTCCCCATAGCGTGCAGTTAGTTGACGGCCCAATGCACCTTCTTTAGACGTGTCAAACATGGTGCCAGTAGCGCCCTGCCATTGAATGAGGAACGTGCCAACATTGCTTTTGTTCCCGCCGTATTCTTTGATATTTCGAGTGTTGATTTTGGCAGCAATCTTCTGCTTCATGCCAGGCACCCACGGCAACATCTTGAACCCCGATCGGGTTGACCAGTTGCGCGCCATACCAGACAACGGAACGCCAGTAGGGACAAGCGCGTTGGCATCGTCAATTACAGGTTGAACAATCTTTTTATAATCTTTTGTGATTTCACGGCGCAAAGATTTGTCAATCTTGTTAAGAGTTTTCAAGGCTTCTTTAAGCCCGACGACCTCAATCTTTGCCGATACTTCATTCACATCATCTCCGTTTGTTCTGCTCGTTAAGCACTTTAATGACAGTCGCTAGATCGCGTGCGTCAAACGGAATGTCG